GTTTCAGTCAGAGATAGTTTTAATCATGCCAGTTTAACAGATAGAGGAACTGGAGATTACACATTAGGGTTTACTAACAATTTTGCAAGTAATGATTACTGTCCACAGTTTGCAGGGATAAGGGGTGCTACAGATGAAAACTATGATGCTCATCCTTCTTTTATAAGTGGTAGTGAAGATACTGCATTGACAACAAGCACTTTGTTAACATCAACTTGTTACAATAATTCTACCCAATCAGATATGTTACAAAACTATGTTACTATAGATGGAGACCTTGCATAATGGCTAGTATATTAAGAGTAAACACAATAACAGATGCAAGTAGTAACAATAGTATTGCTACGAGTTTTGTAGCAAATGGTAGTGCAAAGGCATGGATTGCATTTTCTGGGGATGGAACGACAGTGCATGATAGCAATAATATTTCATCATTGGTAGACGATGGAACTGGGATATATTCCTACAATTTAACTTCAAATATGGGCAATACAAACTATGCGTCTAGTTCATCTGCATCTTATATAAACAACACAAGCAATTACGAAACTTATTTATCAATGAATTATGTTGGTAATTTATCCGACACCAGAACAACCAGTCAAAACAATGTTGGATTCTGGGATAGTTCTTTTGCAGACCCCGCTAATGATGCCTGTAGTTCAATTCTAGGAGATTTGGCATGAGTAAAGCATCTGATTTAGCAAGGTTAATGACAAGTGGCTCTACTGCTATACATGGTGAAGCAGGTGTTACATCTAGCGGATCAACTGGTAACACAACAAATCTTCAACAAGGTCTGTGTAAAGTTTGGTTCAATCACGGAACTGATTTTGCGTCTGACGATAGTTTAAATGTGTCAAGTATAGCTGATGATGGAAGTGGAGAATTAACTCCAAGTTTTTCAAATGCCTTTGGAAATGCAGAATATGCCTACAGTGGTCAAGGCATTGATGGCGATAAAAATACAACCTTCATCTTTGTGGAAGGTGCGACTCAAGCAACAGGTTCTTTACCAATACTGACTGGCACACATGGTGGTGGTACTACGACAAAGGTAGATGCCGCTGCGGCACATCTTATATTTGGAGATCTTGCATAAATGTTATTAGGATTAGGAGCTTTCTGTGAACATGCTTTTGCAGATCATTCTGTTTTACATTTTGCTTCTGCTGAACAGAGTGCTAATTTTGTTGTTACGCCATTAGGAGGTCTGCTTCAAAGAACTTCAGCAGAATTAGATGCTAATTTTACACAAACGACTGAAAATATTTTGCTTGTTAATGATACAAGTGCAAGTGTAAGTTTAGAGTTTGAGCAAACAACAGATGGAGGTTTATTGCTATCAGGAGTGTCATCTAGTGATTTAAATTTTACAAAAACATCAATAGGAGATATACTCTTTGTAACAATAACACCAGAGGACAATGAGACTTATACAGAGATTACACCAACTGGGACAGAAACATATACAGAGATTACACCAACTGGGACAGAAACATACACAGAAATAAATTAACGAGGAAACTATGGCAAGTACATACACAGCAAATCTAGGCGTAGAAAAAATAGGGTCTGGGGAACAAGCAGGTACTTGGGGTAACACAACCAACAACAACTTTGACATCATTGACAGAGCTATCAATGGTGTTGGTGCCATATCCTTATCAGGAACAACTCATACCTTAACAACAACAGATGGTAATTTAACAGATGGTGGATTTAGAGTTTTAGTATTTACTGGTGCTTTGGGTGCAAATAATACAGTCACTATATCACCTAACGATCAAGATAAAGTTTATCTTGTCCAAAATTCTACAACTGACTCTGGAAGTTCTGGACCTTATTCAGTTATATTGTCTCAAGGTTCTGGAGGTAATGCTACAATATTAAACGGTGAAATAGCATGGGTATTTGCAGATGGTGCAGGTTCTGGTGCAGCTGTTACAAAACAATCTGTGGAGCTTGTCAACGATTCTTCACCAAGTTTAGGTGGAGACCTTGATGTAAATGGAAACGATATTGTTTCAACATCAAATGCAAACATAGATATTGTGCCAAATGGCACGGGTGATGTAACACTTCAAGCAGACACGGTGCAAGTTGGAGACAACAATGCCAATGCCACGATCACAACAAACGGCACGGGTGACTTAATATTAAATACAAACTCTGGTACAGATTCAGGTACAATTACAATAGCAGATGGTGCAAACGGTAATATTAATATCGCACCAAACGGCACGGGTGTTGTGCAGGCGGGTGGATCTGCCGTAAAGGTTGCAGGTAAAGAAACAATCTATGTACCAGCCTCTGCCATGTATCCTAACACAACAAACGGATGTTCAAGTCTTACGCAGGTAGAATTATCCAACGGCCCAGAAATTAAAGTCTTGGATTTTGATCCTAGTTCTGACGAAAATGCACAGTTTACTGTTGCTTTTCCAAAATCTTGGAATGAAGGCACATTAACTTTTCAAGTTTTTTTTACAGTAACGGGAACAAACACGGGCACAGTGGCTTGGGGACTATCAGGTGTAGCGATAGCGGATAATGATTCGTGTAACACGGCTTTTGGAACAAATGTAGTTGCAACTGCAAAAGCACATAGTGGAACATCTAATGATATAAATGTAACGGCTGAGAGTGGATCAGTTACTGTTGCGGGTTCACCTTCTACAGATGAGTTTGTATTTTTTCAAATTATGAGAGATGTATCGGCAGACGATCAAACGGGTGATGCACGATTACTTGGTATTAAATTATTTTTTACAACAGATGCTGCGAATGATAGCTAATGACGGGGTTTGGTTATAATGTTTTAGGCTTCGGAAGTGGTGGAACTTTAATTATAAGTTTTACAATATCTTCAAACACAAATAATTTTAATTTATTAAATCATATACAAAGTAATTTTAACTATAATGGAAGTGAACTAGTATCTATATTTATAACTATAGATGCAGGTGTGGTTATTGGTTCTTCTTCTTCGTCTACTGCCTCTTTTATAACTGGCTCAATCGGTTTCGCTACTACAGGTTCTCTTTTAACTATAACTAATAATGGAACAATAAGAGGGGCAGGTGGTCGTGGAGGTTTAAATAATGATGGTAATAATGGACGTAGTACAAATGCAGACGGTAACTCTAACAAAACGGGTGGTGATGGTGGCACTGCTTTACAAACAACGATGACAACAATTATTGACAACACCAATGGAACACTTGCTGGTGGTGGCGGCGGTGGCGGTGCAGGAGATGTCGCTGATACTGTCGGTGGTGGTGGCGGCGGTGGCGGTGCAGGCACTGTAGTTGGCGTGGGCGGTCAAGGTAATGGAACGGGCGGTGGCACAGGTGCTGATGGAACGGCTACAAATGGTGGTTCAGGGTCTGGATCTGGTGGAGCACCTGGTGGTGGTGCAGGAGGTGATTTGGGAGAGGCAGGCACAAATGGATCTGGTGGTGGTTTTTTTGGAGCACCTGGGTCTGGTGGTGCGGCAGGTAAGTTTTTAGATGGCACAAGCACGACTACATTCACGGCTAATGGTACAAGATTAGGAGGAAGTGCATAATGCCTTTAACAACTTTAAAATTTAAACCAGGAATCATTGGAGATATTACAACGTTAAGTAATGAGGGTGGTTTTGTAAACGGAGATAAGATAAGATTCAGATTTGGATTTCCAGAAAAAATGGGCGGATGGGAAAAATTTACAACGAACACATATTTAGGTAAAGCAAGAAGATTACACAACTGGGTTGCTCTTGATGGCTCTGACTTTTTAGGTGTAGGAACACATCTTAAATATTACATTGAGGAAGGCACAACATTTAATGACATCACTCCTCTTAGAGTGACGACTGGCTCTGGAGATGTAACATTTTCTGCATCCGATGGCTCTTCAACTGTGACAGTTACAGATGCGGCTCATGGTGCGAATGAAAATGATTTTGTAACTTTTTCTGGTGCTGCCTCTCTTGGTGGTTTGGTTACGGCTTCAATACTCAATGCTGAACATCAGATTACAAGTGTTGTAAGTTCTAATTCTTATACAATAACAGTAAGTGTAACTGCTAACAGTTCAGACACGGGAAATGGTGGAAGTAGTGTCGTAGGAGCTTATCAAATAAATACAGGTCTTGATACTACTGTTGGAGGCACAGGTTGGAGTGCAGGTCAATGGAGTGGTACAACAAGTGGTGCTTTAGCAACTCAACTTAACGAAGCACTAGATGATAGTGAGACTGCAATTGATGTAGATAGTGCCACGGGCATAACTGCGGGTGATCTTATTTTAATTGAAGAAGAGTTAATCACAGTAGGAACAATATCTACAAACACATTAGGCACGGGTGGTGGACCATCAACAAGAGGTGCAAGTGGTACAGAAGCTGCCTCTCACAGTGATAATACTCTTGTAAGATTAGCAACGGGCAATGCAACATCAACAGATGATTTTGTAGGATGGGGTGATGCTGCTGCAATCACAGTTGCGGGTCAACAGATTAGAACTTGGTCTCATGATAACTTTGGAGAGGATTTAATTATTAATCCTAGAGATGGTGGTATTTTTTATTGGGATAAAACCAATGGTTTGTCTACAAGAGCCATTGAATTAAGTGCAACAGGTACATATTCTGGAGAAACAAGTGTTCCAACAATTGCCAAACAAGTAATCGTATCTGATCAAGATCGTCATGTAATCGCATTTGGTTGTGATGGATTAGGAGCAAATAGTTCCGCTACGCAAGGTAATGGCACTCAAGATCCTTTACTTATACGTTTTTCCTCACAAGAAAACCCTGTTGATTTTTTTCCTACTGCAACGAACACAGCAGGTGATTTGAGACTTGGTGGTGGTTCAACATTTATGCAGGCCGTGGAGACAAAACAACAAATTCTTGTTTTCACAAATAAAACCTTACATGCTATGAAATTTATTGGACCACCATTTACGTTTGGTCTGCAAGAATTATCTAAAAACATAACAATTATGAGTCCTGCCTCTGCTATTGCAGTTGAAGATGCCGTTTTTTGGATGGGTGTTGATACCTTTTACGTATATTCTGGAGGACAGACGGTTCAACTTCCTTGTACAGTAAAAGATAAAGTATTTTTAGATTTTAATTTTGCTGAAAGAGATAAAGTGCATGTTGGTTTAAATTCTGAGTTTGGTGAAATAATTTGGTTTTATGTTACTGCAAGTTCTACTTCTGTTGATTCTTATGTCACTTACAACTATTTAGAAAAAGTTTGGTATCATGGCACTTTAGCAAGAGATGCTTGGTTGGACAGAGGTATTAGAGATTTACCTTTAGCCACTGGCAATACTTTTTTGTTTAATCATGAGGTTGGATATGACGATGATGGATCTGCCATGACATCATTTATTGAATCTGCACCCATAGACATGGGCGAGGGTGATAAATTTGTATCTATACGAAGAGTTATACCCGACATTACTTTTGATGGTTCAACAAGTGTTAACCCAAGTGTTGACTTCACTGTAAAGGCGAGAAATTTTCCTGGAGAAACGTTTGATCAAGAAAGTTCACAAACAACAACAAGAAGTGCCACTACACCAGTTGAACAATTTACAAGTAAATTAGATTATCGTATTAGAGGTCGTGCTTTTGTGTTAAGAATAGATTCTAGTTCTTTAGGATGTCGATATAAACTCGGTACACCTCGAATAGATATTAGACTAGATGGAAAAAGATAATGTTAATTAATGGTATTCCACAATATATACAAGGTATTACAAATGCAAAAGTGGATTTAACAACTACGAATAATACAACTTTACATACTGTTGCAAGTGATGCTGATTTTAATGCATCAATCATAAATTCTATTTTAGTTTCTAATGACTCTGGTAGTGCGGATACGATTACAGTTACATTAACTAATACTGCCTCTGCTGTATTTAGTTTATTTAAGGTTACCGCAGTAGCGGCAAACACAACTATAGAGTTATTAACAAGGGATTTAGTTTTGCAAAGTGGTGAAATTTTAAAAGTACAAGCAGCAACCGCTGACAGATTACATGTTGTGGCAAGTATACAAGAATTAAGTAAAACAAGAATAACAACAAGTGCATTGTCAAGAATATAAAATTTTGTTAGGATTGTGACATGATGGAATCTGGTATAAGTAGTTTAATGAACTTAAATTTTATGGATCCAAATACGGATACATCATATGGTTCTATCGAAGAATTAGAACAAGCCATTATGGCTAAGAAACAATCACCTTCTGATACAGGTGGTATTATGGGTCTTTTTATGGGTGGATCACCAGAGTTTGGTGGTGTATTGAAAGGTCCAGGCACTGGGACCTCGGACAGTATACCAGGCATGATCTATCAAGATGGTAAACCAGTGCAACAAGCAGCCTTATCTAACAATGAATTTGTATTTACAGAAAAGGCTGTTAAAGGTGCAGGTAATGGAAACATAGACAAAGGTATAAAAGCTATGTATGATTTAATGGATAAATTTGAGAGTATGGCATAATGGCAGTTGAAACAATTGAACAAAGAGTAACACTCCCAGAATATCAAGAACAATTTCTTAAAAATTTACTGACAGATGTTAGGGATGTTGGAACACAACCTGTAACTTTTCCAGAAATACAAGTTGCAGGATTAACACCAGTTCAAAGACAAGCAATAGAAAGAGGTGTGGCAGGTATTGGATCATTTCAGCCATTGTTACAAACAGGTTCAGATATTTTAGGCATGGGTGTTGGAGCTCTTATGCCTGGTGCATCGGATGCATTTATGAATCCTTTTGTTGATCAGGTAATAGATAGAAATCTTGCAGATATAACAAGACAAGGAGACATAGCCAGACAGCAAATTGCAAGTCGAGCAGTTCAGCAAGGTGCTTTTGGTGGATCAAGACAAGCTGTAGCTGATCAAGAATTGCAGCGAAATTTAGCAGATACCTTTGCTAGACAATCAGCAGGACTGAGAGCACAAGCTTTTGAATCAGCACAAGAAAGAGCACAAAAAGCTTCTGAATTATTTACAAAAGCAGGTATTGCTACTGCGGGTTTAGGTGAAGCCGCTCAAGGAGCTAATTTAAGGGATATTCAACTTCTATCAAGTTTAGGCGGTCAAGAGCAACGACAACAACAAGCTGAACTTGATGCATTAAGACAAACATCTTTAAGTCAACAATTTGAGCCTTTTCAACGATTATCATTTATGTCCGATATCTTGAGAGGTGTTCCTTCACAACAAACTACTTTAACAACAACAACGAAACCAGATCCTAGTCGTTTGTCACAGATTGTTGGATTAGGTGGTGGTATCGCTAGTCTTCTTGGTGCCTTTGGTGGTGGAGGAGGCGGCACAGGTATTTTAAGTGGTTTAGGAAAGTTATTTAGTTCATGAGTGTAATGAACCGCAAAATGTTTAATCGTAATGCTCGAAATAGATTGAGTAGTATGGGCGGTATTGCTAGTTTCCAAAGTGGCGGAGCTACGAGAAATCCTCAACTTTATTTTAGTGGTAGTGCCGATGCCGAGCCTTTCGCTGATTTAGCTTTAAAAGCTTATAATCAAGGTATAAGTGCTTTATCACCAGGTGAATTGTCTGCTTTAACTGGAGAAATTGCTTTACAGACAGGTCGAAAAGCCATGCCTGTGGAGGGTAATATTTCTAAATTTCTGGCAGAAGATTCTCCTGCTAGATTTGGAACAAAACTTTTAGAGAATGTTGTGGGATTTGGTAGAGATTTAGCAACACAAACTGGTGGCAGAGCCGCTGGTGGATTACAAAGTTTATTTATTGGAAAACCCGATCCATCTACCTTTTTTGGCAGATTATCAAGTGGTAAACCTTCTTTAGACACAATGAAAACACTTGGTTTTAAAGAGTTTCCGCCAACGCCTACTAGCAGACCTGCAAACTTAGTTCCAAAAGAAGACCCATTAAAAGCATTTGGTGGTAAAGGTGTAGTTGGAGGTCCGACTTATCAAGATCCTACACTGGTTGATCCAAGAGATCCTGCTGTTATAGACAGAATACAATCTGAAATTGATGTTAAAAAGTTAATGGAAAGTGCAACTGAAGGTCAAGGTGTCAGATTTAATGAAAAAACAGGAAAATTTGAATTAGCACCAATGGTTACAGATCCCTCGGTTGCTGAAGAAGAAAAAGGGGCAGAACCTTTTTTTAAAGATAAGATATTAAGAGATCTCGAACAAAAACAAAAAATTCAAAAGCAAGAAGAAATAGAAAAAGAGAAAGAATCAAAAGTCACAAAAAGAGAGGAAGAGGATGCAGACGGAGTTGACGCAGATGCAGAATTTGCTAAAGGAACGGATATTGCAAATCAAGCACAAAAGTCAAATCAAGCAGATGGTATTCTTAAACAAGACACTGATAGTGCTGAAATTAAAACTGCAATTGAAAAAGGCACTGGTTCACCCGAGGATTTAAAAGCTGAGTTTCTAAAACTTTTACCTAAATATGACGAAGACCCATCTGTTCAAGGATTAGAAATAGCACAAATGTTTTTTAACATTGCAGCAGGAGACAGTCCAGATGCTTTAACCAATATAGCTGATGGTCTAAGAAAGTCTGTACCTGCATTTATAAAGAGAAAAGATAGAAGAAAGGCTTTTGAAAGAGAGACTGAATTGTTGGCAGCGAAATATGTAATTCAAAGACGAGAAGCTGATAGAAACAGAGGATTTCAAAAAACTGACTTTTATGTCACAAAAGATTTTACAGGACCAGATGGTCAGAAATATACAAAAGGTCAACCTTTAAGGTTAAACGATCAAGCCTTTTCGCTTTTAGAAAAACAAGGTCTATCTGGAAATCTTGTTTCTGGAACAATTTATGGAAAGATGTTAGACAATGCTGCAAAAGTTGAAAAAGAAAGAATTAAAAATTCTGGAAAAGGTTTAGATGATTTGTATCAAAGTTCTTCAAAAACAGTTAAAATTGGAGAAAATATTGAAATAGAAGTTTTTTATCCAACTGTGACGGGTGGTGCTTCTGGATTAAAAGCAAGACCTGCGGGTGGATTAGATGCTTGGAAATCTGTTACAAGAGGATACATAAACGATGTTAATGCAATAGGTCAAGCTAGTAATAGTTTAGATAGTGCGATTAATTTAGTGTCAAAAGAAGGTGCACTCGGTACACCAGGTTTAATTGGAAGAATTACTGATGCAACAAAAGGAGTTGTGCCAGAGTCTATTGGTAGACGCATGGGTTTAGATTATAATAAACTAAGTGCGGGTGGTAAGTTAGAAAATTTACAAAGAGTCATGGCCTTACAAATGGCAAGAATAATTTTGAATGAGGGTGGAAAGATGATTTCTAACCTTGAGCGTTTACAAGTAGCAAGAGCATTAGGTTATACTGACGCTTCTTTACAAGGCACTGGTCCAGGTGCCCAACTTATATTAGGTAGTTATTCAAATGTTTTTACCAGTAATAAACAGGCCGAAAATTCATTGAAACTGGTACAAAATATTTTAAAACAAAGAGCTAGAAAAACTCACTCTGAATATCAAAAGGCAGGTGATTTGTTTGGTTACAAATTAACTGGCATTGATGATAAACCAAAAAAAGGTGAAAAACCAAAAACTATTACAGGTAAAACTTTAACACTGCGTGATGGCAAATATTATTATGAGTAGAATATGCCAGAAATAACTATATCAACACCAGACGGAGATAAAACAGTTGTCATAGCTGGAGAGACTCCTACAGAGGAAGAAAAACAAAGTATCATTAATACTTTTTTTTCTAATCAAGTGACGGAAAAAACAAGAACCGAAGAAGAAACTGTACCTACCAGAGAGATTGATTATGACACAGGCGTTCAAGATATGGGATTCCGTGTTGAATTTAGTAAAGGTGACAACGATAAAGAGAAATTTGCCCGACTACAAAACTTAGGAATATCTCGTGATGCTATAGAGATTGATCCTAATGGTGAATTTATTTTAGATCGTGATAAACTTCCTCAACAAATTAAAGACAAATATGGTATTACTGGTACTGGATTATTAGCAATTGATGAAAAACGTGGCTTTACAAAATATGACTTTGCTGATTTTTATGGTGAGGCAAGAGGACCTCTAATTGGTGGTATTGGAGCTAGCATCGCTGCAAGTGGTGTTGGTTTAATACCCGCTGCTATCATAGCTGGTGGTGGATCTGTTGTTGGTTACTTACTTGATGAATGGCAAGAATCAAAAGAAGGTTTAAGACGAGAGACAGATGAAGAACTTGGTGATGGTATAAAAAGAGAATTTTTATTTGGTCTAACTGGAGAAGCAGGTGGTCGTGCCTTATCTTCTTTGTTGGGTAGATTATTTAAAGGTAGTGGTGCACAAAATGCCAATGAAGCACGAACCTTGGCTCGAGACATTATACAAGATGGCGGTAAACCTACAGTAAGAGCGACTAATGAATCTGCTATTTTAGGAAGATTGCAAGCTATTTATGAAGGAGTTTTTCCTAATGCAAAAGCCGCAAGAGTGAATGCAGATTTTGTTGCAGGTCGATTAGCCTCAGTTATAAAAGGTGCAAAACTTAGAAAAGCAGAGGGTGTAGAGGGTGCTATACAAGCACCAGATAAAGAAAAAATTTTAGAATTAATTCAAAGAGATATTACAAACATTTATGGAAGTGCAGACGATCTCGTTAAAGAAGCTAATAAAAATTTAGATAATATGGTGCAAACAGAGATAGATAATATTATAGCTAAATTTGGTGATCCTAACTTTGATAATATGCAAATTGCAAAAGGGGTAGATATAGCCAAGAGAATTTTTGATGAAGATTCAAACAGACTATATGGCAAAGCTTATGAATTACTAGGTGAGGCAAATGGTAAAGTAGACCTTGATCCTTTAGTTCAAACTTTGAATAAGTTAGATAGAGAAAATCCAATTCTTAAACTTCAAGGAACAAGTTTTGGCAAGTATATTATGGACAATGCCAAAACACCAATCACTATTCAACAACTTAATAGTATACGTCAGACTCTTAAACATAGTGCATTAGATCCAAATCTTATAGGTACGACTGATCAAGGTGTTTTAAAATCACTTTTAACATCAACTGAACAATCTTTGTTAAAATCCATGGAAAAAGTAGCTGAAAAAATAAACAGAGGCGGTGTAGATGAGGCTACTCAAACTTTAAAAAAGGGATATGATCAATTACTTAAAGCACAACAACATTATTCTGATGGAGTTCAAAAATTTAAATTACTCCAGTCAGAGAGATTATACGCAGATTTAAAAACAAATAATTTAGACATTGAAAGAGTATTTGATTTTGAAGGTGGTATTATAACTCCAAACAGACCAGACACTTTAACAAAATTTTTGGATACTATAACACCTGATACAACTTATGGTATCATTAAACCACCTGCAAGTTTTGAAGAGTTCATTACAAAGCAAGGTTTTGATCCTAATACAATCACAAGATTACCAGACACTGATGCTTTTAAAAGTAGTCTTAGAAGAAAATTTGAAGAAACCACTAATTTTGCTCGTGAGGTTGCAGGAGCAAGAAGTGCAGGTGTACAACAAAGAGAGGCAATAAGAGGAGCATTAGCTAGGGGTTATTTAGAAAGAATAACATCTATGAACAAAGATGTATTTGGATTACCTAATGTTACAGGTATTGCAGAACAAATAAATCAACTTGGAAAAACAGGTAAAGTTTTATTTGGTGATGATTATAATGCAGTTATGAATAGTTTAAAAGATATTGCATCCAGTGGTAAAAGAATTACAGAAAGAGAATTGTCAACCATTCAAGGATTACCGATTGCAGATCAAGTAGAAGCAGTAGCTCGGATGACAAACACACAAAAGAAATTGTTAAAAGATGTTGACTTACAACGATTAAGTCGGTTTGCACAAGAGGGTGATTATGATCGTATAATTGATACTATATTTCAAAGAAATGGTGCTGCTGCAATTAAAAAATTACAAGGTCAACTAGGAGAGGATACCATGGACGAGGTTAGACAAGCCGCCATGGAAAGAATATTATCACAAGTTGGTTCGCCAGATATGACCGCAAAAGAGTTTAGTGATGGCATTTTAACTGGTCAATTTTCTGATAAGTTAAATAGAATACTCACTAGCTATGGTGATGAAACAATAGATACAATGTTCGGTGAAGCTGGTCCGACATTAAGAAAATTAGTTAAAGAATCGTATCTAGTATCTAACAAGCCAATCAAAGGACTTGGTGGTTTGGCTGCACCAACTCTTGTTGGAGGATTAAGTGCTGCTGCTTTTTTATCGGGTCCGATGGCTGCTTTACAGCTTGCAGCGGGTTTGACAATTATGTCTAAGGGATTAAGAAGTAATGCATATTTAAAATTAATATCAAGACCTAGAGGCGTTAGACCAGGGACAGGTGTAGATTATGATAAGTTAGGTAGAGCCTTTGAGTTCATGTATGAAACTGGAGGTTTAGCGGGAGCACAACAACTAGACACAGAGGATAAACAAAGAGATCAAGCTCAACAAAGAACACCGACAGTGCAACCACCAAAACCAAAAGAAGATCAAAGCACATTAGGTTTAGGTAGTTTACCTAATGTAGATGATCTTTTTAAACCAAGGGTAATTCAACCCAGAACCGACAGAGATTTATCTGTTTTAATTCCTAATCCTACAACACGAACTTTGGCTGGAGGTTGATATGAATATAGAACAATTAAGAGAAGAACTAAAAGTCGATGAAGGCGTGAAGTATGAAATCTATCTTGACCATCTTGGTTTGCCTACCTGCGGAATTGGGCACCTTATTCAAAGTACAGATCCAGAACATGGTCTCAAGGTTGGCACAAAGGTAGATGAAGAGCGTGTCAATGAATTGTTTGACCAGGACGTAGAAGTCACAACAAATGAGTGTCGATTGTTATATAATAATTTTGATGATCTACCGGAAGAAGTACAAAGAATTATAGCCAATATGATGTTTAATATGGGACGGCCTCGTTTATCTCGCTTTCACAAGATGAAGCAAGCCGTTGACTCTGGCGATTGGTCTGAGGCTGCCGCTCAAATGAAAGATTCGAGATGGTACAATCAAGTAACCAACAGAGCACAACGACTCGTAGATCGTATGCAGAATGTTACAACTTAGCCAACTTCTCCCCAATCTTTGCCGAGTTCTTGATCAACCTTACTTGGTATTTTTAGTGGTAATCCTTGTTCCATAATCTCTGTAATTTTATCTGCTTGTTTCTGTGAACCGACACTAAAACAAAGTTCATCATGCACTGTTAGCAGTGGCACTAATCCTTCGTTAAAACAATCCACCATGGCTTTCTTAGTTTGATCTGCTGCACTGCCTTGGATTAATCTATTTAGTGCCTTGTATGTAAAGGCTCGTCTAATTCCTGGTCCGTATTCTTTTTCTGCATCTTCACGTTTCATAGGCTGATTATAACCAAACGTCTTCGGCTCCCACATATCAAAGCGACACATCCGACCTAGCACAGTTCTAATCTTGCCATGTTTCTGTGCCTTATTCATGACACGATCTGCAAGTTCTTTTACAAATGGAACTTTACGATGATAGGTTTGTAACAATTCATTGGCATCATCAAGTTTAATATCAAGTGTGTCTGCAAGTTTCTGTTTACCCATTCCGTACATAATGCCTAGATTAACTGTCTTGGCCTCTTTACGAGTAA